GGAAGAGTCGCAGAGAAAATGGAGGAAATCAGTTCAAGTTTGTACCCCGTTTATTCATCTATGTTAGCTTTGTCTAATGGATGCAGCTATCAAGACTTTTCTGACAAAAGTTGTGGTTTTACTTATGTTCCTTTTTATGGTGCGGGACGTAGTGCCGACGATTTGTCTAGTTGGTACAATGGAACTTTTTCTCATTCTCTTCAAGCTTATGAAGGGCAGGAAATTCCTGTTATATTCAAGGTTCATCATGCAGTTGCTGGTGATGATAGTGGCCTAATTGTTCTCCTTAAAATTAAAACTCCAGAACGTGAACACAAGTATCGTTTTGAATTTGAAGGAGATTTTGGTGCTTATGATCAAACTAACAAAACTTATGCCCAATTGATGGCACACAAGTTTTATCGTGATTGTGGTTTGCCAAAAGAAATTGTTGACAAAAGCATTCAAGTCAAATCAGCTAACATAATGGTAGGACAAGGAGCGAAACACATTGGTCTTATTCGTCAAACACGGTTTTGTCGTACTTGTCATATTAACACCATGTCCAAAAGTTGCCCAACTTGTGGTGTTCAAACTCTTGCAGGAATGTTTCAGCCCTCTGGAACTACTGACACAACAGTTGGCAATGGTGTTATTCATACTTATTCTTTTTACAGAGCATTAACTTTTTCACTTCCTTGTTTAGCCTTAAACATCTTGGAACAGGGTGAATCTTCATCATTACTTACCATTCAAGACTGCATCAGTTCTTTTGTAGCAATGATGACCTCCCTTCATTCTCAAGCAGGTCAAAAACTTAAAATGAAGTGTGTTGAACATCTATCTTTTTTGAAAGGTTATTTTCTAAGACCTGATGATTCACATTTAGAAACAAAAGAATTCTATTGGTCTCCCACTCCTGCTTTGTTACTTAAATTAAATGGTAAAAAGGATCCTGTATTGCTTCACAGAAATCACTTACGACAAGAAGGAGTAGTAAGTAATGGTGAGGAATTCAAACGACAATGTGCTCAATACCACGTTGCAACAATTGCAATGGGATTACGTGGTTTTTCATTAAGTGGATTACATAGAACCATAATTGAACATTTAATAAATTTAAGTCCAGTTCGCGCTGTTATTCCAAAAGAACGTAAAGGTGTGGCACTAGGTAGTGAGGTGGTCACTCTTTCTGATTCGTTATGGAATGAAAAATATCAAGGTTGGTCAGACTTTGTTGAACAATTGTGTTCAATTACTTCTTTACCATGCCAATTTACTCACACAACATGGCTTCACTTAGCTAGTGAATATTCGGAATCATTTCCGGATATCTCACTATAAGTGCCATGTCACTCAGGGCGTAGCCGGGCCTATATAAATAGGTTACGTCCCTTGTCTATAAATGACATAAATTGCACCTCACTCACAAAATTATACACACATTGTACATACAAACACTGTAAATTAATTTTATATTTTATATATATATAACCAAATGGTTAAAACAAAACACAACTCCCGGAACAAACACAGCAATAGGCTGGTTCCAGAAAAGAAGAAAAACAAAAAGAAAATGACTAAAAAGGTCCCCGGAGGACTAATTGAAGATGTCATGTCTTATCAATACAATAATATACCAGCTCATGCTAAACAGGTTTCTGATGCAATAGCAAAGATGATACATAATCCATCATTGTCAAACATTGCTTCCGGAATCCCAAATGCTCTAGATGGAATATTATTACAAAAGACTTCAAGAAAACACATGGAACGCATTCGTACTTTAAGGACTCATATGTCCAAACATAAGTCACAGCATTCTCACATGGAATCTCTGCCTGCCGCTTTTGGTGCTGTCATCAAAGGAGATGGTAGGGACTCAAGTTCTCGTGTTCGTCACAGAGAAATCTTGTCCCCCATTAACTTGGGAACAGGAAGTTACTTTATTGATTACGTCATGAACCCAGGAAATACAAAAACTTTTCCCTGGGGTGCTCGTGTAGCACGCAACTTTGAGCTTTTTAATTTTCACAACATTAATTTCTTTTTCATTCCTACAGGAAACACAACTTCTGTTGCTAGAGTAGCAATGGTATGGGACCCTGATTGGGAAGACCCACCTACAACAGATATTGCTCTTGCTTTGAACAATCCAAATTCTATAGCGGGCCCTGCTTTTGCCCCTATGGAATTGAACATTCCTAAGAAATATTTTTCACCAAAAATGACAAATGCCAAATATGTCCGCGGAGACAATTCCAATGATGAAAATCAAGACAGACATGATTTAGGAAAATTTCGATTGTTGGTCGAAAATGGTGGTGGTGTCGTCGGATGGCTCGGTATCGAGTACGACGTCACATTTACCACTCCACAATTGCATGAACTCACAGAGTCTTATGGATATAGTGGATTCACCAAAATTGACATTGCCAGTGGTGCTACTGTCAATGATTATCTTTCAAACATGACTCCTCAACCGGATAATAATATTGATCATCGTGTTGAACTTGACGGTACTACAATCACATTTAAACCGGGTTATGGACGATCTCGTTACCACATAATGCTCGCTTTCTCAGCTTCTTCCACAACTGGAATTGCTGGTTCTTTTTCGAGTATGACCGTGAACAAACAATGGACAACCAATGGTGCAACTAATGTTGGATTTCTAGGTTCGTCTGGAGGTTCTGGATCAACGTCTCTCTTCGCATTTTATGATCTGTCCAATTCAGATGGAGGTTCTGCCACATTTTCTTCTCTGAACACAACTGGAATAGGCAAATGTAATTTGCTTATTCATGAAGTTCCTGATTTAACATTTGCTGATGAAAAATACAGATTGGAATCTGTTCAAAACAAAATTAAGGCACTAGTAAAACAATCTGAATCAATCTCTGATAGAATGTTAAATGAAATTAAATATCAACGACTTGAAGATACATCTGATGAAAAATCTTATGAAGACGCCGATCCCTTAGTAGTCATGGAGGACGAATGGGGAAATCAAATCAAAATGAAACAATCAGCCATGAGTGATTGGAAAATGGTGACACATACATCTCCAAGAACTCCGTAACTTTTCTTTTTC